CTGGGCTGACAAGAACGCCTACGACGAGGCTGCCAAAGGCCTGGCCAAGCTGTTCATCGACAACTTCAAGAAGTTCGACGTGTCTGACGCCATCCGCAACGCCGGCCCGCAGCTGTAAGCTGCAGGTTGTGAGGGTGTGAGAAAGATCAGACCAGGAAGGCGCGATAATTCCGGGATATACGGAAACGAGACGGGAAATATCGGGACGGGATTTGAAAAGACGTTTCCAGGATGGAAACAGGCTAGGCCCGAGTAAATCAGGCCTAGCCGAGGTCGAGGGAGTGCTGGTTTTCGTCCATGCGGCGTTTCTGGTGCTTCCTGATGACCGAGTAGATCCAGTCTTCGGTAACGCCGTACTTCCGCACCAGGTGGTCAGCGTTGGAGCCGTCGTACTCTTCCATGATGTGCAGCTCCAGGCGGGCCACCGCCAGATCATCCCTCACCGGGAACGTGAAGGTGATCCCCGCCCAGCGCCGATGGAGCTGGAATGCCAGCTCCTCGGCTTCGTTGGCAGCCTTCTCAGCCGCCACCCCGTGCTTCTGCAGTGAAGCAACCAGCATTTCCGATAGCTCGCGCAGCATGCTGTTGCGGCGGCGGATCTGCTGGGGGCGGATCTTCGCCATGATTTACCCCCTTGCCTTCGCGCGGCGGCGCTCGGCTTCTTCTTCATCAATAAGCCCCAGGCGCAGATCGGCCTCGATGCGCCCGAACTCCTCTTGCATCACCTCCAGGGCTGTAGGCCCCGCAGCGCGGGAAGGCTTAGACGGCGCAACAAGGCTGGCCTGGGCAGGATCGCTGGCAATGCCGTAGACCACCGCCCGAAGGTAGTTGTGGTTCTCCAGCGGCAGCTGCAGGCGCTCACGGGTGATGATCATCTGCTCGATGCCGGCGGCCCACAGACGTGGCGTGGCAGGCTTGCTGTCGGTAGTGCGGGCATCGCGCTGCACCTGGCCGGACTCGACCAGGGCGAGCAGCTCCTCCACCAGACGGATAGCCTTGGTCATGCGCAGCCCGCGCTTCGGCGGGCTGAACAGCCGCAGGTAGTTGAGCACCGCCCGCCCGAGCTTCGGCTCCAGGCCGGCCATCAGGCCAGCCAATCGCTTGCCATCCGCATCGGCCAGCCCTGCCTCGAAGGGAAACTGCTCTCCGCAGCACGGGCACTGCATCTGCATCAGGCTTCCCTCCGCGCGATCGCCGCAGAGTGCAGGGTTTCCAAAAGGGCCTTGAGGATTGGACGTTGCCGCTGCCAGCCCTTCGGCAGCTCTTCCAAACCAGCCACCACCTCTGGCCCTGTCACCCCCAGCTCCTTGCAAAGTTCTTCCACCTGCCCCAGGAGGCTTCGCTTTTCTTGCTCGACATGCAGCGCGGCCAGTACAGCCTGGAACTGCTCTGGCTTCTTCAGCCACGCCACCTTCGGGACGCCGAACATCTGCTTGGCGATCGAGTCGGCGTAGCTCCAGGACAGTTTCAGGTCGGCCAGCTGCGCCTCGATCTTCGCGATCTCGTTGGGCAGTTGGTTGAAGTTGTGCGGCTTGCCCTTGGTGCGCTTGCTGGGCAGCGGTTTGAAGCCGAGGCGCTCGAACTCGCGCAGCACTGCGCCGGCCTGGCGCTCGTTCAGCTCCTTGGCCGAGCGAACACCAGCGACCCGAGCCAAAAGCCCTCTATATATGTCGTCGTCCATCGCCAGCTGCTGCCTGGCGATGTGGATCTTGCTGAGCGTGCCTTTATTAATAGCCATGGCCACCTCACGCTCGAAATTGAACGTGGTACTGCCTGGCGATCGCCCGACAGCGTGGAAGCGGGATCTGCAGATTGCGAGCGATCACCCGCGGCGAGCCGCCCAGCGCGGCCTCGATGATGATCTTCACCGCCAAGCGTTCATCGCTTTGCTCAGCCTCAACAGGCTCAACCGGCGCGGGCTCCTGCAGGAGTACTTCAGGCTGATTTGCGGCCGCCTCAACTGCCTGCGCCGGCTGCTCTGGTGCTGGAACCGCCTTAACTGCAGGCTTGGCTCTGAGCGGCTGAACCTCCGCTGGCGCTTGCTGGGCCGGGTGGATCGACTTTGAGCGCCACGGGCTGCTGTCTACAGGTCGACGTAGGTTGTCGAACGCCAGGATCTGGCCGCCATTGGCCAGGAAGGCTTCAATCTGCGCATCCAGCTCGGCCTGGCGCTCCTGGGCCTTCGTCATGTCCCTGGAGGGTGCATCGGGGAAGATGGGGTGTCCCATGGCTACACCTCCCGACTGACAATCAGCCACCGGCTCATGCCCTGCTTGTCGCCGGGCTTGAGGTCGATTCGCTCAACGTGATCGAGCTGGTCGCCGAACAGCTTGGCGCCCAGGTGGCGTACTGCCTCGTCCTCGGCGTGGCTGCAGCTGGCGCGCAGACCGCGCACAGTATTGGTCTGGTAGGAACCAGTGACGTATTGCACGGTGCATTCAACAGAGCTGGCCACGGCTACTCCTCCTCATCGCTCGGCGCGGTGCGCTCGATGGACAGGGGAAACTTCTCGATCCACTCCAGGCCGATGGTCAGTCCGATTCGGAAGCCTTTCAGCACCTCGCCGGACAGAACCAGAGGTTCATCGCCACCGGTATCCAGCCGGACCTCGGTGTCCTTCGGGGTATCCAGTACCGAACGGAAGTTCTTCACCTTGTGGGCATGCCACTTGATAAGGCCCTGGGCGATTTCCTGAAGCTCCTCTCGGCCAGCATTGGCCTCGATCTGCTCCAGAAAGTCCTCCAGCATCTCTTCCAGGTCGGCCTTCTCCTTGTCGGCATTCGCCAACTGGTCGCCGCCGTCGAACGGCCCTCCGACCAAAGACCAAGCGCTGGCATAGACCTGGGCCTGCTCCATTAGGGTTTCGATAGTGATCTTTCCCATGGTCACACCGCCGCGATATTCAGGTTGATGGGCTGGTACTGGTCGGTCTGGCCGATGCGTTGGTAGACGCGGATATAGACGGCCGTCCCGTTGACCTGGATGGAGTCCTTCAGGGCCTCCATGGCGCGCTTCCAGTCCGGGTCATCGATCTCGACGCGCAGCAGGCTGAGCACGTCGCCGGTCTTGATCTGGCCCTGGCGGTTGGCGCGGAAGGCGCGATCGACCAGCACGCGCAGGTGGTTGTTGGCGCCTTCGCTCCACTTGCGGATGCACTGGTCGATCAGCTCCTTGGCCGCGAGGATCTCCTCGGTGAAGGTGATCCGCTCGGCCATGGCGCGCTCGATCTTGAACTGGCCGTCGTAGGTGGTGATGGAGGCGTTGCCCTTCTTGCCGCCGATAGTCACGCCGTAGCGTTCGTTGGAGATGGCGATCAGGTCTTCGATATCGGCCAGGGCCTTGGTCTTGAACGCAGCCAGCGCCTTGTTGATGTCCAGCGCGATGCTGGAAAGATCACGCGCCACGCCGTCACGCAGCTTGTCGTGCTCGCGCACCTGGTGCTCGGGCACCAGGTGGCCAACAGCGTTCATCACGAACCCGGCCGGGGTCGCCGCCGGTGCTTGTTGGGTGTCAGCCATGGGTTTCTTCCTCCAGGGTCAGGTCGGCGGAGCGAACGCGGTGGTCGTAGTCGGCCAGCAGCACACGCAGGTGCTGCATGGCCTCGCCCCAGAACAGCGTCGGGTTCTCGCTGTTCGCGGCATCACGGAGCACGGCCAGTGCGTGCTCGACTTCAGAGGCATGGGGCACATCGGCCTCTTGGTGGGCCAGGGTCTCGGTGATTCGGACGCTGAGCTGCTGGGCGCCGATGCTGGTGCAGCGGCCGACGAACACCTTGGCGTCACGCAGCAGGGTTTCCAGGCGCAGCACTTGCGCGGACTTGAGCATGCTGTTCATCAGTGAACGCTCCCAACCGGCTTGCGGTTGCGCTTGTAGGCTTGGGTGAACTGCTCGACCTTGCTCATGACCAGGACCACATCGCCCGCGAGGTTGGCCTCGCACAGCACTGCCAGATCGGCGCAGAGCTGGACGGTGCTGACGGTCAGCGTATGCAGCTGCAACATGGCGCGGTTGTAGCGATCATCAGCACGCTGCAGGGCTTCCTGCAGTTCCTGGATGGTTTCGAGGTCGCTCATGCCCCTTGCTCCTGCAGAACGGAGTGCCAGACCACGTCGATCCCGCGGATGGTCGCGGTGCGGCGGGCGATGCGGCCGCCGGTACCGGCCTTGGTGCGAACCGAGCGGATCTCATGAGCGAAGGCGCGGGCCAGCAGCTCGGCCTGCTCCTCCTCGATCACCAGGCAGTTGTCCGGAAAGTCGGCGCCGACCACGGCGATGCCCTTGGAGCGCATGTCGCGGGTCAGCTGGTTGAAGCGCTCCAGGCCTGGCAGAAAGGTGTCTGCCAGGATGCTGAGCGGAGCCTTGGCGATCGGCGCCGAGGAGCCGACCAGTTGCAGATAGGCGACTTGGGCCATGTCACACCTCCTGGACTACGCCGGCAGTGACCAGAGGCTCACCGACGCGCGCGGCGAGGTTCATCGCGGCCACCACCAGGTTGCCGATGGCCAGCGGGTACAGCAGGCTGCGCTGGGAGTCGCGGCCAGCATTGGACAGGCGCTCGGCGATGGCCTGCACGCCGCTGGGGTCAATGACATCCTCCAGGCGCTTGTTGACCCGAGCCAGGCGGAACTGCAGGAACTCGTCCAGGCGCGCAGCGGTGACCGGCTTCAGCTCCGCGACCTCGATGCGCTGTACCACCTCGCGGACCTCGGCATTGCGCTCGCTGAGCTTCACCATCAGCTCGGTCTGGCCGATCAGGATGATGCTGATCAACTTGGTGAAGCCCGACTCCAGCTCGCGCAGGCGCTTCAGGTGCTTGAGCGTCGAAGTCGGCATGCTGTGGGCCTCTTCGATGATCAGCACATGGCGGAAGCCGCTCTCGTAGCTGTTCTTCAGCGCCCGGTGCATCTGGCGGAAGCGCGCTTCGGGGTTGGACTTCGGCCGCTCCAGGGGCGCCACGGTGTCGACGATGGCATCGGCGATGTGGGCCGTGCGCAGCGCCTTGCCTTTCTCGCCCTTGTCCTCCATGGCGATCACGTAGGGCTCGATGACCAAGACCGGCGCACCCTCGGCGGCCAGGCGGTTGATCAGATCGCGGCGCAGCGTGGACTTGCCCGCGCCGGACTCGCCGACCACCGCCAGGAAGCCATCGTGGCGCGCCACTTGGTACATCGACTCGCGGATGTAGCGGATGTCGGGGCTGACATACATGTCGTCGGCCGACTGCAGGTCATCGAAGGGGTCGCGGAAAATCTCGAAGGCCCGCTTGGTTTCTGGCAGCAGCACCTGTTTGCGCAGTAGCATGGGTTCGCACTCCTGGTCGTCTTTGGCTTTTTTGGTTGGGTGTGCAGGGGTCGGGGTGTTGGCGCACTCCGGCTCCGCTTCTTCGAAGGCGGTGTTCACCGCCACTTCATCCGCGCCGTGCTCCTTCAAGAACGCCCCGATGCGGGCGCGCAGATCGGCTTGATCCAGAGTCCGCGGCCACTGCTGGTGGTTGATCAGCAGGGAGATGGCGGACGAACTGATCTTCAGGTGTTTGGCCAACGTGATTTGCCGCTGACCGATATCCTCCAGGGTGGGTTTTAGCTTCAGCATCATTCACCTCCAACCACGCGCAGACCGGGGCGCGCAGGCTTGTTGAGGGTGGCGGCGATGGTGTCGAGTTCGGCCTCTGGCACGCCATCCGGGTAGTTGGTTTTCAGCCAGGCCAGCGAGTCCGCCGACCAGTTCTTGACCTTGCCGCGTAGCGCCTTGGCAGCCGCGACATGGGACATCGGGGGGAGTTCGATGGTGGGTACCACCAGGTCGTGCTGCGTGCCGCGACGAGGCATGAAGGTCGGCAACTCGGTTTCGTCCATCTGCTTGTACGGCTGCAGCTGGCCACCGAACGGGATGTGCTTGGCCTTGCGGGCGGCGTCGACTTCCTCCTGGGTCTCGGCGCCCATAGCCAGCTTCGCCGCCTCCTTGCGGGCTGTCTGCGCCGGAGTATCGGCCTGGCGCTTGAAGGCCTGGCCGATCACCGGAGCATTGATCTCGAAGCCCATCTCGTTGCGCTTCACCTCGGGCACCACGTAGAACACCTCGTGCCCGGCTGCATCGGTGGCCACCACCTGGGCGGCGTCGCTGGCCCAGGGGTTGCGAGTCAGCATCAGGCGATCGCCGACCATCACGTTCGGCACCATCGACACGTCGTACTCGTTGCCCTGGAAGGAAACGCGCAGCTTGGTGTTGACCTTGCGGCTCTCCGGCTCAGCCACTGCCAGCTGGCGGCAGATCTCCACGCTCGGCACCTTCACCAGCTGCTCCTGGCGAATGGTCAGCCAGGCAGCGGTGCGGCTCTTGCCGTGGCGGCTGTGGATGGCGGTGGCGTTGAACCACTCCCTCCAGCGCTTGGCCAGGGCGTTCAGCTCTGCCAGGTCTGCGACCGGCTGGAAGCGCAGACCAGCCTCGAACTTGCGCTCGATGATGTTCCGCGCGTTCTCCACCTGGCCGGTGACGCGTGCAGCGCCGGGGGCGTGAACGATCATCTGGATGCCCAGCGAGCGGCACAGGTTGCGGGCCATGGCCGAGGTGTTCGCCGAACCGGGGTCCATCATCAGGATCTCCGGCCGACCGTGCATCACGTCGGCGCCGCCGCGCTCCTGCATGGCGTTGATCAGCACCGAGCAGAGGTTCTCCCCGCTCTCGGCGCCCATCACGTATTCGAGGTAGATCCAGCCGGCCGAGTGCGAGGTGATCTCGTAGGACCAGACGCGATCGGCAGCGATGCGCGCCAGGTTCTTCGGCTTGTTCTTGTAGAACTGGTCGTGGTCCATCACCTGCAGGCCGTTGGCGCGTGGGTCCGGGCCGGGCTTGAGGTAGTACAGAACGCACAGCGAGGCATCGATCTGCCAGACGTGGTTCGGGTGCAGGCTGGCCAGCTCGGTCACCGGTGCTGGGGCCAGCAGTTGGTCAGGGTGCAGCTTGTAGCTGCGCAGAGCGCGGCCGATGGCGCTGAGCGACATGGGGCGCAGTTCGCCCGTGCCCTTGTCGACAGCCTCGGCGCGGATCATGCCACTGGCGCGCAGTGCGTCTACGGCATCACCCAGGGAATACAGCCGCTTCTCGTTGTGGCGAGCGGACTCCATGAGGGCAGCGCTGATGGTCAGCGCCTCCGCGCGGGTCAAATCGCTGGAGCCAGCATCGGAGCGGCGCTTGCGAGTGGTGGTGGCCACGGAGACCTCCTCCAGTTTCCTGTAAATGGTGGCGAGGGACAGACCCAGCTCCTGCGCCGCGGCCTGGCACAGCGCAGTGCGGCGGCCCTTGCCCTCGCGCTGGAGCGCGCGGGCAAGGTCGACGAGTCGCTGGGTGATCACGGCGCTCATGAATCAGGCGTCTCCCTGTCCGTTCAGCCAGGGGAACTGCTCGATGCCTGAGCCGGCATCCACCTCGGGAAGGTGGAACTCGCTCTTGAGGGCCTGAAGCATCCGCTCCAGGTGCGCGACCAGGCCGGCCTTCCAGCTGGCGTGATCAACGCCGGTGGACTCACCGTGTTGCTGGAGCTTGGCGAAGCCCTCACGCAGCTTGCCGGTGATGTCGGCCTCGGCCTCGAAGGCCAGCGCCGCTACCTCCTGGCGCAGCTGCTTGGCCTCCTGGTCCGGCGGCAGCACGATCACCAGCGGCTTCTTGGCCAGCTGGGCGGAGAGCTCGTCGATCTTGTCGTTCTTGCTGGCGGCCACCTTCTGCAGCGCCTTCTTGTCCTCGCGCGCCTCGCGCAGGGCCTTGCGCAGCTCCTTGACGGACATAGTGGCCACGTCGTCGAGGGTCAGCTCGCCGGTCTGGCCGGTGAGTTCCAGCTCCTGAACTTCGTCGTCATCCAGGACGAGCATCTCGAACAGCTTGGATTGGCTCCCTATCGCTTTAGTCAGCGCGGAAGTACTGCCGATGGAGGCAAACTTGGTGGCCGAGGTCATGAACTTGACTGCAACCTTCCTGTCCAGGCCGAGCGAATCCAGTCGATTAATGAACTCGCCATGAGGCGTGGCTGCCTTGAGCACCTGCAGCCCGCGGCCGACTTCCAGGCAGGCCTCAACGCTGCGCCGCATGTTGGCGGCGATGTCGCGCTGGATCAGATCCGGGTCCGTGCAGTCAGCCGGCAGTTGGTAGCCGAGCTGCTCGGCGACTGCCCGCACTTGGCTATCGTGCTCAGCGCTCAGAACGGCGATCTGGTTTTGCTGGGACAGAATTGCCTCTCCATCCAGCGGCGCGTCCGGGGCCAGTGCGACGCCCCCTTTCGATGCTTGGCGCGCCATCATGCAGCCCTCTTGTCGCCGGCCAGCAAGGCCTTGAAGCGTTCTAGGGCAACGTCGCGGTTGCCGTTGGCCTCGATCAGCGCGTTGCGGAACTCGTCGGCGCCACGACGGCAGCCGTAGAAGTAGGCATCGAACTCCAGGCTGCCCTGCGGGTAGTTGCACACCGAGGGTTCGTTCTCGATGCGCAGCTTCAGCGCGGCGCACAGGCCATCGATGTATACGGAGCTGTGGCGGTCGCCGCCACGCAGTAGCAAACGGGCAAGACTGCGGTAATCCATGTGGTACTCCTTGTTGTCAGAGGCTGGCGCCGGCCAGTACTCGTTGGTTGATTTCGTTGATGCGCGCCTGGGCATTGGCCATCTCGTTGGCATGGGCCTGGGCGATCTGCAGCAGGGCCATTCCCGGCGCGAAGCGGCCGGTTTCCAGGCGCGTGGCCAGGCCTGCCTCGATCAGGGTGTCCATGCAGCGGGTGATGTTGGCCGGGCTCTCGTCCAGTGCCTTGGCCAGCTCGCCGTTGCTCAGCCCGTGCAGGCTCTGGCCCTTCAGGGCTTTCATGACGCGGAGCACTCGCAGAGCGCTCTCGCTGACGCGTGGGGTGGTCATGCTTGTCTCCCAGTGGGGTTTAAGTAGTCCTTCATCTCCGCCGCGACTGCGGCAGCGATGTCCTGCAGTTCACCAAGGGTCAGGTCGCGTAGCGGCTTGCCCAGGTCCATCACGCGCTGGGCGAACTTGATCTGCGTAGGGCCGTTCCACCACTGCGTGTAACCAGCAAATGGCTCCAGGGCTTCATGCACATCCATCACCTGGGCGAGGGTTTCCGGGCTCATGGCTGCTCTCCCAGCTCAAGCTGCGGATGGGCGTGCTGCTGCACGTTGCCGCGATGCCAGGCCAGGCTTTCCAGGCCAGCCTGCAGGGCGCCCAGCGTGGCTGGGGCGTCGGACGTGCCGTTGTAGAAGGCCAGCAGCGCACCCATCGAGGTGGTCAGAACGGTTTGCAGCTCCTGCATGTCATGCGCGGTGCAGCTGCGACCGGTAGGGATGTCCACCAGCAGCTTCCCGCCGGTGGAGGCCAGCCAGCGGCTGACCAGGTTGATGCCGCACACATGCTCGAAGGCAGGGATCAGCACCGCAGGCATGCGGCCCTCGCTGACCCACTTGTAGAGCGTCCAGTGGTTGGCCTGGCCCATACGCTCAGCGATGCGCTCGGCACTGAGGTTGTGCTTCTCCTTGGCGAACTCCAGAGACCATTCCAGGGCCTGGCAGCAGCTGCTTGGCTGGGCTGCTTTCCAATTGCGCTTGCTCATTGGAACTCCCCGAGATGCGAGCCAGAGCGGCCCGCCAAATAAATTCTTGTTTTGCTGCTGGGCAAAACCGTTACCAATTGGCCAGCATGGCGGTGTACATTCACGAGCGGAGCCACGGTCATGACCGATCAGGCAGGAACGCTGATGGCTCAGGTGAACGCCCTGTCTCAGGCATGGCTTCATCTGGCTGCAGCAGTTGAGAAGGCAGGCGTTGTTCGCCCTGGCCAGTTGCAGGCACCTCTGCGGGAGCTGCGCTGGGACGCGCCTTGGGATGCAGATGCGCGCGCCTTGCTGAGCTGGCTATGTGATCAGCTGGATGAGGCGAGCCAGGCTCGCGCTGTTGATCCAGGTGCTGACAAACCAGCTTTCCGGCACCAATCAGCATCAGGCGATCGATCAGCTTCGCTTCGCCTTGTGTGGCCGCCGAGAACGAGCGGCACTGCAGGGTCTTATCGCGGGCATCCTTGAGGTGCCAGGCGATATCGACCGAGGTGCCAGGAGCCACGGCGATCAGCGCGTTGAGCGCCATGCGCCAGGCATCCAGCGGGTGCGGGATAAGGGTGATCTCCTCGATGGGGAGCTGCGGGTGGTTGTGCATGATGGTGGCCCTCAAGCCGCAACCTGCTCGACGGAGAGCTTCATGCCGAGCTGGGTGGCGATGGTGTGGGAGGTGCCACGACGGCCTTTGAATTGGCCGTTGATCACCATGTAGACCTGGTGCCGGGTGTAGCCGTTGGCCTCGGCCCAAGCGGAGATGGCCACGCCAGCAGCGTGGAAGAGTTCTTTCACCTTTTCGCCGGAGTACGGCTTCTGGGTGGGAAGCGGATACGGGAGGTTCATGACGGCCTTCCTGTGTGTTGAGAGATTGCGAATCAAGCAACGCATGTGCAGTGCGTTGGTGTGAATTGAGTATGGGTAGATATTTACCCATCGTCAAGGTGCTTATGGATAGAAAATTACCCATAGGGGAGCGACTGCGAGAGGAGCGAGAACGCCTGGGGGAGAACCAGACGGACTTTGCTGCGCTTGCGGGAGTGACTCGGAAAACTCTTTTTGGGTACGAGACAGCGGATCGGTCGCCGCCAGCTGATGCGCTATCTGCTTGGGCTGAACTCGGCCTCGATGTGGGCTATGTGGTTACAGGCCATCGTTCAAATGTCTCGACGTCGCGACATTTGCCTCCGGACGAAGAACTGCTGCTAGAGGCTTATCGCGGCATGTCGGCGCCCGCCAGGAAGGCGCTTCTGGCTGACCTATTGACTGGCGGGAAGCCCGCCAAGAAGCCCAAACCGCAGGACGGCGGCGGGATATCGGTGTCCGGAACCGGGCACCGCGTGGCGGGGCGTGACTTCAACGAACGCAAGGAGTAGCACTTGAACATCCAGGTCGATGGCAATGGCAACCGAGTCGCGCTTAATGACTACTACGAGAACGCGACGCTGACGTTGACGCCTGAGCAGCTTCGCCAACTCGCCCCTCGCAAGTGCCCGGCCTGTGAGCTGCGGCTGCTGGGCCCAGGCGAGTCAGCCTGCAACACCTGCCGAGCTGCTGCGCATGCTCGCCACCTTGAGGAGCTGAGCGCACGGCGTATGGCCAGGGCTGGGCATCTCTTCGTGTTCTTCCTGGCAGTCTGGGGCGTATTCCTCACCATCGAACAGAAGGCTGTCGGCTACGCGGGGGTGTCGACCGAAAGGTTCTGGGAGCTGGGTTCCGGCGCCCTCGGCACCTGCCTGCTCGCCATAGGCGGCTGGCTCTGGGCGCGCGAGTGGTGGTGGAGAAATGGTTCGGAGTTCATGGATGCCATGAGCCGCAAGATCAAAAGGAAGCTGGGCCTGTAGGAGTGTTGTAGTGAGCAACATTGATGTTGACGGCGGCGAGAACAGAGTTGCCGGCAGAGATTTTCAGGAAACCACGATCACCCACAGCAGCATCATCGGCACGCAGCTGAACATCGGCAGCGTGCCGGATCGGGAGCCGCTGACCATCGAGCAGCGCAAGCGCCTCAACCTGCTGGTGGCGAACATCAGCAAGGAATACAAGGCCGATGCCTGGACGCTCTGGAAGGAAGTGGTACACACCCGGATCGGCGTGAAGAACATCGACGAGATCCTGCGCAGCCAGTTTGCCGAAGCGGAACAGCTGCTGCTCGAGCACGCCGAATATCTACATGCCCAGGCCCATGCCAAGCGCCTGGTGGCCGAGGTGTTGGACATTGCGAACCAGCGGGGCCTTTACCAGGAGCTGACGCGCTTCTGCTCCCGAGAGTTCGGCTCCACCATACTGAACAAGCTCAGCCCGGATCAGCTGAAAGCCGCGCTCCGTTTTGTGGAGGGGCGATCGCAGCCCAAAGAGCCCGCACAGCACGCTGCTGCGGCGCCGGTGGTGACTGATTGGTGGGCGCAGATGGTGGAGCTGTGGAAACAGAAGCCGAGCCAGGCGGCCGCCCTAGTCGTGGTATCGGCAATCGTCGGAAGACTTTTTCTGGGATAGCGCGCCGGATGGCGCAAGGAAGGCCTGTATGTTGAAACGAGTAGGGACTCTGGTAGCGGTCCTCGCTTTATCCGGCTGCAGCATCAAGCAGACAGTTGATGCCCCCGATTTGAATCCCCAGCTGGCACCGGAAATCTGCTTGATTCCGGCAAAGGGTGTGCGCCAAGGATTTACGGACGTCTACACCGCCAATCTTGAATCAAAGGGCTTCACGGTCCACATGCTGCGCGCTGGGGCAAGCCCCTCCCGATGCCCGCTCTCGACCACATACATCGGCACCTGGAACTGGGATGCCGCGTTGTACATGGAGTTTGCCGATATCCGCGTCTATGAGAACGGCCGCAAGGTGGGCCAGGCCATCTACGACTCACGTAGCGGCAGTGGGCGCTTGGATAAGTTCATCGACGCAGAGAGCAAGATCAACGAGCTGGTGGATCAGCTGTTCCCAAATGGAGCTTCCGGACTTGGTAAAGCACCTGTTGCCACCGCTCAGAAGAGCTCCGCTGAGATCTCCAAGGAGCAGCAAATGCAGGAGTTGATGAACGACAACACGCTGGGGTACGAAGAGTACATGCGGCGAGTAAAAGCTCTTCAGGCACAGTGAAGAGGCTGGCTACCCATCACGCATGCACCGCAAGAACACGCGCTAACTTTGGATCTCAGCAAGACCGTAGGACTCAAGCTGCGGCGAATAGGAGTGATCAATGGATATGAAGCAAAAGCTGGAAAAGATGTTCGACGATCTGGAAGGCAGGCAACAGGCCAAGAAGGATGAGGCGAATGCCAAAATGTCGGCGGAATCTGCTCGTCGCAACACCTGGCTGACCTTCATCGACACCATCCTAGAGCCAGCCCTGACGGACTTCTCCCGTGTTCTCAAGACAAAGGGTGTAAAGGTTGAAGCTGGCATCGACAAGGTGTCACCTGTAGTGGGTGGCTCGGTCTCGATGTTGATTGAAAGCACGGATCGCTCCGTGAGTTGGCAGTCTTCTACCTTGAGAATTTCTTGTGTAGACACAGTCAAATTCACGGGCGAAGTCTGGGGCCGGAGGGGGAAGACACCATTCAGCTCGCAGCCCATCCAGGCAACGGCAGCCAATGTCACAAGGGAAATGGTCGAAAATCAGCTCATGGCATTTGCTGAGAAGGTAATCAGAGCGACCGAGCAATCCTAAGAACCGAGGGGCGCCGCAATGGCGCCCCTCTGATTTTCGGGCACCCGAAAAGACTCTTCGCGCGCGCGTGGCGATGATCGTCCTGCCTGCTGATGCAGGACTGACCAAAAGC